GGTTCATTGTCTGTTAAACTTCTCTTGATCACAGTTGCAACTCCTGGTATAATAATTACACCATCGTTTATCATTTTGGCAGTAGCATCATAAATTCTATTAACGCTCATATTCTTATCCTCCTGAATATAGTATTCTGGCTCATGCTCCATTATAAATGGGATTTCCTGAACCTCTTCTTCCTCATCGTTAACCTTTTCAGTATCAAGATGTTTTTTATTCTTCAACAAATAATTTGATCTCTCACTATCAAGTTCACGATCCACTCCGCTTTCCGACAAAAGATATCCTTCCTCAGTTAGATCTCCGATTTCCATCTTATGGATATCATTTGCTAATCGAGCTCTAACATCCTGGAAGGTATATCTTTTCTTGCACCTATTGCAATGAAGTGCAAAGAAATCTTCATCGGGAACCATTATGCCTCCACACTTTACATCAATACATTTAAACAGTTCACTGCTTACATTATATACGTATGCAAAGTCAAGACATACAGGATCATTAGTACCAATTCTCAATCCCCAGTTACCATAATTCTGAGCATTGATACCAACATCTCCTATGAGATATACCGATGACAATTCTGTGAGTATCTTTTTAATCTGGGTACTATGCATGCACATTTCTGAATATGAAATAAACGGCTGTATATATTCACATACCAACAGAGTTCCATTCTGACTTACTTCGTATACTTTTATGACATGAGGATACAGTCGTTTAGCCATCTTGAACTCTTTCATATTGTCAATCCTGCCATCATTGTCTATAGCGACTTTGATAACAAATCCGTCGAGCTTGAATGCATATCGATTTGTACCAGGTCCAAGCGGTACAATATTTTCGATATGTGCATTCTGTAAGATTTTTATCACCTCCTGAAATTTCTCCTTAGAAAGAAGATCTCTTCTTCGGGAAATTAATTCGATCTGAACCCTAGATTCAAGTGGGATTTTTTCTTGAATTAGAGATCTTAATTTCTTGACCATTATTCCTTGCCTCCTCTATATTTATAATATATATTTATCTTTTGCAAGTTTGGTATTACATTCCAAACTCATCTGGAAATGAACGATATAACATCATGAGTGTATCAAAATCAATATCCGTCAATATATTTGAATGTTTATTATGAACTACATATGCAATTACATCGTTCAACAGTATATCATGAAGCGCCCGTTGATATTTGTTTTTGAGATATGGAATCATCATGTTCAAATTGTCATAAGAAACTCTAGATCCCATATAAGTCCTAGCTTCTTCATTGATATAATGCATTTCTGTCATAGTAGCAGGAATAATGGCTTCTTTCGTTTTACCATATTTCTTGTCTGGATCTTTAATGATGATATTATAAACTCCGATTTCGTCATGGATATTTTCTTCGAGTATCGGAGTAATTTCGTCTATTGGTTTTGTCACCTTTTTTATGGTGAACTTTTTGCATTTATGAAAGTCCATATATATCTTAGCTAAATCCTTTGAATCAGTATAAGCCTTGATAATGTTATTATTACCAAATTTATTTATTATAAAATAGAACGTGGCAATATCTCCGTGTTCGTATTGTTTCACTATAGAATCCTCCATTCATTTGTCACATATCATCCTTCATAACTTTTATAAAGGATTCTATGGAGTATAGTATCTTGTTTGATATATCGCTTAGGAAATACTGTCCAGGTAACATGTTTCTCGTTCTTGTACAGTAATCCTCTGGCGTCAATGTTACAGCGTCATCATATGCATCATTAATCTGATCCTCAACATCAGGGTCTTCGTATAGCTGTTCCATGTCATCCTGAAACAATGCCTCAATCTCAGGTGGTCTATATCCAAGGAAATATAAGGTTTCAAAATATACATCATGAAGGTTGTATACCATATTGAGATATTTTGATTCTCCATCTATCGCTGATACTGATGCAAGATCATGAAATAGTCCCTGAATATTGATTTCGACTTGACGAAGTTCCTGCAGAGTAACAAATAATGAATATTCATCACCAGTTTTTGCAGATTTTAATTTCATATAATCGATACGATATGAACGTTCATGCCAATCACTGTTGTCCGAATCATTGAAGTATTTTTCTATATCTTCATCCATCATCTTGATTACTTTATATTTCTTTGGAGACCTTTGCTTTAGAAATATCTTGATTACGGATTTATGTGTGGTCCATCCATAAAATATAGATTGTGAATTCTTCTCAGGTCGTTCCTTATCGGAATATACTCTAAATACTAAGTAAGTCGAACCCTGCACATTATTCAATCTCCTTTAAAATTATTTGGCATATCGGTAACACAATATTTCGATAATTGAATATTGGGTTGTAGTCCCGAGATAAATTATTAAATTCAACATAATATTCATCATCAAGTTTATGATATTTATAATCATCAATAAACTTAATAATGAATCGTTTAGCTCGGGGATTATGAGATTCGATGAGAGGAATTATCGTATTGAAGAACTGCATCATATATAACCGATGCCGATTAACTGCACCATCACCCATTCCCTTAATATCAATTTTGTCACTATTGTAATATACCTCGAGGTTCTGAATATTTGCAAACCTGATATATGATGAATATTGATTCTTAGGTATGAAATGTACCATATCAAACTTGAGTCTATTACAAGTACCAATAGTATATATTGCATCTTTCTTTACAGAGACGATATCATTATCAGTTAACTCATTACTATTAATGAATATCATTCTTATCTCAGCAAATTTTTCAGTTAATGCAAGAGCTAATTGCTTATCATCTCGCTGTAATTTACCAATAGCTATATGACGTTCATCACCCTTACCAAGTTTCTCCAGTCCTCTAATCTTTTCATCAGGTAATAAATGATGCTGCTTAATTAAACTGAATCCAGCGTCTCTAATATCATACTCGATTATTTCATCATTGAATATATATTCAATATTCGGATTTAACCAAGTTGATTTATGATAATCATATGCCATAATTGCATTCCTCCTTCATATTAATAATATATAACTAAAATACAAAAATTAGAGGAGGGAAATTCCCTCCTCTAATTATGTTATTCGTTATGAATATTATTCTCTTTAGAAAATTTTTCTACAGCATTGGTGGATTCAAGTTTACTGATCTTTTCTTTAAATACTCTGAGTACTGATTCATGTGCATCGGTTGATGACTTAAGTATATTCAAATTATTTCCATATCTGCTAAACTGCTCTGAAATTTCTTTCTTAAGCATGTTATCATACATGAGTATAGTCTGATATGATGACTGAGTCATGATTACTGCAATTAATTCAACAAGTGTCTTCACAGTAGTAAGACCAAGTGATGATCCAAGTTCCACAAAACGTTTCTTAACCTGCTCGTCATTGAGTATACTGATACATACCTCTGTGATATTATTATAGAGAATATATCCAGGCTCTTTAAGTTCATCCTCTAAAGTAGATTCTCCAGATTTAACTTTATCGGAATTCTTAATAACTTCCTTGATGTCATCCTGAGCTTTCTTGAAATCATCAATTGATTCATTAAGTGCATTATTTATTTCCTGATCCATTCCGTTTATTCATCCTTTCTTCATGAAGTCTTTTAGCAATAGCTTTGAGTCGATCTGTTTTGATTCTATCAGCATACAGTGGATCGAGATATGATGATCCATTCTTTTCTTCATAGAGTGCATCACTAAGTATCTGCCTCTTCAATTCCTGATAAGAGAATGATACTGTCGGAGCCTTGGTATTTATCAATGCCTGATTCAATGTAAGAATCTTATATTCAGGATTCTCAAACTTTCTGAAGTCCGGACGTTTATAAATATCATGAGCATCTCTAATGAGTCTGTTAAGGATAACTTCAGCCTGTACATGTCTACATCTGATACCAGCGTTAATAAGATTCTCAAAGAAGTCTTGAGCAAGTTGATTGTAGTCTGTATACTTAGAAGCATCCTTATTAAGCAAATTCATGATCATATAAAGATTATCGGTTAATCCGTTATTCTTAATATCTATAGATAGTAATCTTCCTTCGAGATCAGATGATAATACATCCAGAGGGATTTCATAGTAACGTCTGCCATCCTGCTTCTTGTCAGTAACAATCTTGAAGCTCTTCATTGACATCGCATCAATAAACATGGATTCATAATTCATAATCTCAATCTTGTCATATTCCTTTGTCTTGGAATTATAGACAAAGAAAGGAGACTCGACGTGGTTTCCGAAAGTATTATACTCAGCCATATCGTGTTTGTTAATCGGGATCATATTACCTTCTTCGATACGAATAGACAGATGATCCATGGGTATACCATCAGGCCAATCTTCTTTCTCAATAAGATATATATCACCTGCATTAAATTTGAAATATTTATTAAATGATTCACTGAAGCCAATTTTATTAGCTGCAGTAAACAGAAGATGCTTAGTTGAGAGAATATTCTGAGATACAGGCTCTGAATACACTTCTGTATTGAATATAGCCATACCTGGCATATTCATAACAAGATGTGAATCATATCCATAACATACATGACATACCTCGTCTCCTCCAGCACATGTCAGAAGTGATCTTACCCAGATTCGTTTACCAATGAGATGTTTACAATCCTCATAGTGCACAAGTTTAAGGGATTCACCAAGATGTTCACAATACCATTTATTTTCCAATCTATGCAAGAATGTTGAATCTGTTACTTTGAGTGAAAGCATATGTTTAGTTCCACAATCAAACATTGTTTTGGAAAGGGTTAATGTACGAGAAGCAAGTATAAGGTTACGAGAAAGATATCCAGCTTCACCCATGTGAGCTTTATTCATAATAGCTGAAAGTCTTGCACCTGTTGCTGCAATATAATATGTAGTGGGATCAATATATCCAGTAGCAAATCCGTTACCTTGCATTGTATACGGAATAACATTACCTGAAACATCAGGAATCTGACCATATGAAATAAACAGTTCTTGTATCTGTTTCTGTTTAATATGATTACCTGCTTTGGATACATACCATATAGGGTTCTTAGTACGACCAAGCTCAACTATAAGTTCAGACGTTTTCTGTTTCAGTAATTCTTCTACATCAGCAGTCTGTAACGATTGAGGAATTTTTATATTATTCAATTCCTTAATCTTATCTGATTCATTATAGTCCTTGAGGAATACTGATTCGAGTGTCATAATACTACTCTTGTCTGTAATAGCGAATTCTACACTTGCCTCCTGATATCTTTCAATAACAACTTTGAGCAACTCAGATGTTCTTTCAAATGGAATACCATAGTTATTCAGTATTTTTAATACCTTTGATTCGAGACCAACTCGAAGACTATCACTCATCATGGTACCAATAATGAATGATTCATCAAGTACTTCAATCTGCTTATGATAGTACTGCTGGAGTTGATTAAGTTCGATTAACGGTCTCCATGCATTAAGATTAAGCATAAACTTCGGCATTGATAATTCGAATGTATTATCATCCTCCGGATAGAATTTAAACCTAATTTTATAACTTACACATTCAGGTATCTCTATACATGCACATATTGCATAGTATACTTTGTAATACAGGTCATCGAAGAGTTCATAGTTATTATATTTTGAAATAATAATTATGTCAGGGAATTCTCGTTCGCAATCACTAACTTTTCTGATTTTGGGTAACACATAGACATTTTTTGATGCTTGATAAACCATTACAATTCCTCCATATCTTATTGAATAATTATTTATACAAAGATAGTTATCTAGCAAGTCAAAATATATAATTGAAATAATAAGCAAATAAAGAGGTGGGATTATCCCACCTCTTTATTTCAGGTTTGGTAAATGATTCATCTATTGTGTTTATTGTGCTTGGTGTAATTATTACCATTATTGCTCGAATTGGAATTGCTAGATTCTTCCTTCTTCTCTTCAGGAGCATTAATGGGTGTGATAATTGAATCAGACTCAGTTGAAGTTGTTGTATCTTCCTTATCTTCATCAATCTTAGCAGTTTCTGTTGTAGTAGTTGTATTAGTAACAGGTGTTGATGTTGTTACCTTGGGAGCAGGAACATAAGGTCTGGTCTGATTAACTGCCTTAGTCTGAGTAGTAGTTGTAGTACTCTTCTTAGCAGTTGTGTTATGATACTTATTCCATATTCTCATAACATTAGTCTTATCCAGAGGCATAAGTTTATTGTCTTCAGGTCTTATGTAATTTATTTTAAGACCAGGAGTTGACAGGATAGTCTGAATAAGTGTAAGATCCGCATTAAAAGGATCTTTACGAGGTGCAAGACCATATCCTCTGGGAATCAGGCCCTTGCCAAGAACTTGAATTTTCAATGACATAATAAATCTCTCCTTTTGTTTTAATCAAATAACTCATCAGATGTTTTGGGTAAGATATATGAATCTGAAACTATATCAGACTTCAAGCCCATTGATATCAGATAAGTGTTTATTGTGTTCAGTGTTACCTTATTAGTTGACAAATTTGTCAATTCATCAAGCATTACATAACCCTTTGTTGCAATAGACTGATTCATCTCGCGTTTCATAACATGGTCATCGGCTCTAGGTCCATGTAACTCCTGAAGTATCTTATCAGCTCCAAGTGATACAAGCATAGATGCCTCAATATCGGAGTCTCTAGCATTCTTATCATTAGCAACAACCTGACCAGTTAATGCCGAAACACGTTCATTAGATGTAGACAATCCATTTTTCTTATGAAGCAACTGCTGAGTACGTTTTACATTTATATATCCGACTAAGCATTTCTCTTTACTTACAACTACACGTTTCTTATCCATTGTAAGATGAGGCATATATAAATATTCCATCAGAGGAATGCCAAGAACTTTAGCAGCCTTTTCACAATATTCCATCTTGAGATCATGTTCATATTCTACAATATCAAGACTAAAGTTTTCATGATCATTAGATAAAAAATCTTTCATGAATTTTTCAAACTCTTTATCACTCATCTGAGAAAACATAGTCCGATATTTTTCAGTGTTTGTATTGGATGGGTCTATTGCAGAGAATGTATCATATATTAATTTCTCAATATAATCACGATTAGCTACAGACATTTTTATTCCGAGCTCCTTTCATTGATATTATAGATCATTCTATTCAACTCATCATATGTTATACCGATAAGATATTGATTCTTACTTTCGGTTATATAGTCTTTCATATATCCGGAAGGGAATGATTCAGTTCCTTCAATATGGATCATTAATGATGGCTGATTTTTATATTTGGTCTTTTTGATTTCAATAACTCCTTTATCGAAGTATGTACCTAATGCCTCACACTGGGAAATTATTTTTTGTTTGAGATCATTAGTATCTATCTCGTCATAAAATGAATATAAAAGACCTTGAAGATCTAATCCAATATTCGGAAGAGATGGATATTGACCAGGCTTAGAAAATAATATAAAAAGAACGGCATCTTTTACATTCTCGAGTTCGGATCTTATTCGAGGCTGATTGAACTCATTAAGTTCAAATGTAGTCTCATAACCTATGTTTCTTATGTTGATTAAGTCACTTGCAGAGTTCATATGAAACACCACCTTCTCATCACCAATGGTAAGATTATAAGCTAGTTACGATAAATTGGATAAAAAAGAAAGGGGACTATGCAAGCCCCCTTTCATTACAGATAATGATAAATTACTCGATATCCACTACGGGAATATCTTCGATTTCGATATCTTCTATATCTGTGTCAATATCGTCTGTATCTGTATCATCAATCTCAGATTCAGTTTCCTCAGACTTACCACTCATTGCAACAGCTATTGCCGCCGCGGTGCCAAGTACGATTACGCTGCCTCCAACGATGAGACCAACAGTGAGATTTCTCTTCTTCCTTACCTTTTTGCCGATTGATGCAAGTTCCATTACTGTGTCGACATTAATGCATGTGGCAGCCAGGCCAGAGGAATATAACTTTTCGTTAATTTTCTTTCCATTGAGTTTCTTTTTCTCCTCTTTGGAAAATGTCTCGACGATTATGAACTCTGTAGAAGATGTATCCTCAGCCGGAATACTGAGGTCATCATTATCCTTAGTTGTCTCATCAGGAATGTCAAAAGTTTCGAGAAGAGGTTCTTCAATCTGCTCGATATAAGCTGTCAGAAGGCTGCATACCTTCGACAGTTCTTCTGTCGAAGGAAGCTTCTTATTAAACTTAAGACGCATTCCCTTCTTCTCATCATCCGTAATCTCTCCACCGAGAACAATCTCAAAGATGAGATTATTGATGGGAACTCTGCAAAGCTTAATGTAATCATTCATTGATATTTCATTATTCGCCTTAATGGTTGCATTGATGATTGCAGGATTCTTTACGAACATTGCTTCTTTAAGATCGGTGATTTTGCTGTTTACGAATTTCGACATAATAAATTCCTCCTAAAATTTTCTTATTTGTTTTGACTGCTTATGTTTTTGATATAAACAATCCAAGTATATCATCGATTTCGGATATATCATGGATCGTCTTATCTACTTGATGCTCTCCTATAGTTCCCTTTATCTTCGTACTCCTTTTAATGAGCCCGATCTTAAAGGATATATTATAGAGAACATTTTGATTCATCTCTTTACCATGTATTGATGTATACAGCGTAAGAGATGACATATCAATCTTCGGCATAGTCATATCATATGCGACTATGTCCAAAGACTGATCTTTTTCGCCAGAATTGATAATCATCTTACATCTGAACTGATGCTTATCATTCTGATGAACAAATCGAGCTCGCACATTTTTAGCAAGCTCCTTTCCATCTATGATGATAGACGGTAATTCAATAATCATTGAATCACTCCTTTCATTTATTCAAGATTATAATATATCTTTATTTTTGTTAAATATACTATGAAATATCTAAACACCATCTGTGTTCAATATCATGTATCTTTGATATTACATCTTTAAGATTAATATCACCATCGGAAACATGATATTTTTTATCATCAAAGAAATTGTATTCGACAATCAAGTTGTATATACTCGAATACAGATTCATGTATCTGTATAAGTCTTGAGCATTTGGTTTCAAACATTGGAACTGTGCAGATGTCCATCGTCCAAGATCTTCTCTTAACATCCTGGATATATCTTTCTGACTCTTATCAGCTCCGCTATTGTGGACTATTTGGATTAATATCTGAAACGTGGGATCATTCTTTGCAATCGGATATATTGCGAATATAATCGAATGAATCAACTCATTACAACTAATATTACGATCAATATATGATGTAATAATGTTATAAATATTGCGATCATTTTGATCAGAAGATCCAATATTATTAATGAGCCTTAAAGCTTCAAATGCCTCCTGTGGGTCCTTGTACCAGCTAATAGGAATAGGAGTTCGATCATGTTTGCAGAGATAGATCACATATTCATTCTCATCGTTTATTGCGAGCATATATTTCGCAAATCCTAATGACTCATCAGTTATTAAAACACTGCCATAGTAAGATCTACATGGATTGTCGCTAATAACATAGAGAATATGCGGATCATAGAAATTCATTGCGTCATAGATCTCTTGTGTGACCGTTTGAATTTTTACAAACTGGCTCGATTCGACCGTTCTGAATATATTCAGAGTATCGGCCTTTAATGGGTTATTGAGATTATTATCTGTTGATTTCATTTAAATTTCCTCCTTGTGTATAATTATTATTAATATAATATATAATTGAGTTTTTAAAATTATATATTATGATACTGGATGACTTAAACTTATAATCAAACTAATGTCATTTTGGAAGGAGTTAAAATATTTATGGATTTTAATGAAAAATTTATCGATCGCGAAATCGCGGAATTGTGTGAGAGCTATGACAAGATTCAAGGAAGTAATAAGAACCTTGCCCGTATATCTCCTGATTTTATTGATGGACTTAAGCCTGTACAGAGAAGAGCTCTGTATGTAATGTATCTTAAAGATCAGGGTAAGAATTTCCGCAAACTTGCTACGATTTCTGGTGACGTGTTTGGTCGAGTACATCCTCATTGTTTGCATAAGGACACTAAGTTCGTATTGAGAGATGGATCAATAAGAACTATCGAAGAGTTATACAATTCAGGAGAATCAACATTTGAGACATGGTCTTGTGACTCTGTTGGAAAGATTATGCAGTCAACTATGAGTGATGTTCGTATAACTAAAGAGGTTGATGAATTATATGAGGTAATTCTTAATACTGGAGAGATTATTCGTTGTACCGGAGATCACAGACATATGATTGCACGCCCTACAGGAAATAAAGATGATCGTGATAGGATGATATGGGATATCAATTGGGTGAAAACTGAAGATATCACAGAAGGAGATTTCCTGTATTATGGAATCGTCGCCATTGTTAAAGGTAAAATAACAATGCCGTTCAAAGATCCAGATCATGATCCCGCATGTCGTGTTTTGTGGTATGATAATCCTGATTGGATGGATTACATCACCGAATGTTGTGAAAAAGCATCTTATATAACGGAGCCTGAACAATATAATCCTACAGTAAGAGTTAAAGCTGTAAAGATGATTGATTTCAACAAACCTGAACCGGTGTATGATTTCACAGTACGTGGATATGCAAATGCTATGATATACGTTGGAGGCAAGGGTAACAAGCGTCCATTTCCTGGCAAAGGTATGTTTGTTGGATTCACTCATAATTCTCCAGTTGCAATAGAGGATGCAATAGTTAACATTGCTCAGCCTTGGCATAATATGATTCCTCTTGTAGAGGGCGAAGGAAATTTTGGAAGTTGTTCGGGGGATGTTGCAGGTGCTTCCCGTTATATCAAAGCAAAGCTATCTGATTATTCATTTGCTTGTTTCTTTGAGGACTGGAAGGATTCAGTCGTTGATATGACAATGGCATATGATGAAGAAACTAAGGAACCGATATTCCTTCCTGCTAAATATCCTAATGTACTTCTCAATGGATGTTTAGGTATCGGATATGGATTATCTAGCAATATCCCTTGTTATAACTTCAGAGAAGTTGTTGAGGCTACTATTCAGTTGATGGTGTCTCCTAAGAGTAATATAGTACTGATTCCGGATACACCTACAGGTGCAGATATAGTTGAAACTGATTTCGCATCTCTCAGTAATAGAGGTATGGGCGTTTATACTCAGAGATGCAAATATAAGATTGATGCCGAAAACAACACAATTATCATTACTGCACTTCCTGATCTGGTTGGCTCTAATGATATCCGTGAACGTATTGCAGATATCAAGGAAAAGAATGGACTTCCTGAATTAATCAATATGCATGATCTCTCAGGTAAGACTATTGATATGAGACTTGTCATAAGAGATGATGTAAATCCTTATAAGTTTATTAAGAAACTCTTTAAGGAAGTTGCAGGATTCGAGAAAAGTTATCCTGTGAATATTACCATTACGAATGATTATGAATCATTTGATTGGTCAGTACAGCAGCTTTTACTTGCATGGATTGCATATCGTAGAGAGCAGAAGAGAGTTGTTATCTCTCATAAGCGTACTACACTCTTAGCGGAACAACGTACGAATGACGTTAAGATATTCTTAATGAATAAGAATAACTTAGATGAGACTGTTAAGATATTCCGTACATCCAGAAACAGATCTGAGATTGAATCCAGATTGATTGAGAAATATCATAATTCAGAAATCAGAATGGATTCTCTTCAGGCTCGAGTATTATCTAATATGAGGATGATTGATCTTTCTATCGATGCTTATGAAGCATGCTTAAAGAGAAGAGAAGAAATCGATAAGGAACTCAAAGATGTTGAGGATATACTTAATACTGATAATGGTATTGATAAGGTAATCATTGCTGAACTTAGA